CGATGGCCCGCCAGGTGATGAATCGCTGCGTGGGCACGCTGTATCTCGGCTCATTCAAGCTGGCTGCCACCTCGTCGTCGGTCATCGCGGCGTAACCGCGACCAAGTGGGTCATTGCGGAGTTCTGCAATAAGCACATCGTAGAAATCGGACATATTCGCCTCCTATCATTCAGCCCTCGGGTCATGCGGATAGGCGGAGTTGATAAACGCCTCGTTGGCCAGGAACTGTTCGCGTGTACGTCTCGGGAACCTCTTCCCGGCGAAGCCCCGGCGGATGCCAGTCAGACGCAAGACCAGCCGCACGGCGTGCTTGGGGTCCTGCTCGGCGAAACTGAGGCGGATTTTATCCCCCACTGCCCGGGCGCCGACAAGGATTGGTTTCTCGGGCACAATCCCACACACTTCGATAGTCCCCTTGTGGCAGACTTCAATAAACCGCGGGTCGATGGCGATCTCTTGGTCCTCCATCGGGACCTTGACCACCATCACGTCGTCGAAACGAACCTCCGGCATCTCATGGATAAACAGGGCCGCGTAGCCGGTGGGCGAAAAGCTGGCCGGAACGATGGCCGTTGATTTATCGCTCCCCGCGCTCCAGTCGCTTTCGCTCGGCGGTTGGGACTCACTAGGTTGGGACGCACTCGATTCCGACGGCTGGCTTTGGCTGCTTTCCGACGGGCCGGAGCTCTCCGATGGCGCTGATGACTCGGAGGGTATCGAACTTTCCGACGGGCCACTGTCGCTTTGATCGCTGTCGCTTTGGTCGCTGTCGCTTTGACTCGGCGGCTCGCAGCATCCGAAGCCGTAACTGATGACTTCAAACTTGCCCGCGTCGGGCATGAGGACAGCCCACACGAAGGCCCCGGCGGGAAGTCCACTCGGGCTGGTGACTCCAAGACTGTCTCGCACGGTGACGGTGATTTGGCCGTCGCAAGGCGGTTCATCAGCCGTTCCAGTGAGCAAGAGGGCGTCGGCCTCCCCACAGTGCGTCAAAGGGGCCAAGAGTCGCAGCCGTCGCACATCCATCGGGTGATTGCCCACTCGCACAAAGCAGCGGCGAAGGCCGGTCCCCGTCTCCCGCCAGAGAATCGCCACGGGACCGCTCGGTGCCGATGCGAATCCCGTGCAATCGCCAGCGATGGGAACAGCGAAGCCATGCGACTCATTGCCTGAGACATAGGCATGGGTCAACCCGGCGGCGACGGCCCAGCCGATGGCCCCGGCAGCGATCGGTTCCTGGACAATCGCAATCCGGTTATGCTCTCCGTCGGGTATCGCTGCGGAGAAACATGGATTCGCCAGAAACTCAGACAGGTTATCAGTCGGCGAAACGATGGGGGCAGACACTCGGACAACCTGATACCGGCCCAGGTCGGCCCCCGTGTCGTTCCTAATCTTGATCCGGGTGTCGATAGTTCCCGTCTTGCCCAGTTGCGCCAGGAAGTTATCGCGTTGTTCCAAGAGTTCCAACAGCGCGTTCCAGGCCCCGGCGGGGATTTTCAGGGGATCACCGGGTTTCTTCTTCTGCCACTGTGACATCAGCTTCCGATTCCTAAAACAGAAAAATTGGCGGTTGGATACACCTGTTCCACATAGACCGCGGCGGGATGTTTCACGAGTTTCTTGGCACCCACGTCTTCTTTGTCTTCATAGACCACCCAGAGATACTCCCAACCTTTTTTCTTGATCCCGGTGATCTGCCCGACGGTCAAATTGGTGGCATTCGGCGATGCGGCGAAGCGATAGGTGATCTCCCAGGCATCTTCGCGGGTTTTGCGGCCGGTCGCTCCACGGAAGAGGACCTCCCCGGCGGCGAAGCCGCGGAAGGCGGCGTTGTTCACCCGGCCTGTCACGGCGTAGAGGATTGCTCCGTATGCCGGCCCAACTGTTCCGTCGGGGTGTCGCCATGTCTCCGTCCATTCATAGGTGGGGATTTCGATTTCGACGCCTTCCACGTTATCCGCCGAGACATTGATCGCTCCCTTATAGTCGGGCGGCGTTTTACCTGCCGGGGCATATTTCCCAACCGTAGCCAGCGATTGCATGATCTTGGTGCTTTGCGAGCCGATCTCAAACTCGGTGGAAATGAGCCCGAAATCTTGCGTTTCCAGGCCGCCATAGCGGACGGTGGCCTGCCAGGCCATATCTCCCAGTCGTTCCAGCGACGGCCTTCCCTTGCGGGGGAGGTTGGCGTAAATGCCGGGGGCCGCCCCCAGCACCGCCGACATGGCGGCGGCATCGTCGTCGGTCCCGGTGATGATAAACTCCAGCTCCACACCAGGTGTGTCGCCTGCCAGCCAGCGTCGCGAGTTCCAGCGTTCGGCAACCCGAATACTCATCGTTTTTCCCTGTTAATCATACGAACTTCGCCTCGTCCTGTTCCAGGAGTTTGTTCATGCGACGGGTATTCTCGGCGGTTTCCTCGGAGGATTTCGCGATCCGTTCTAAGGGGCCACCGACGGCCAAGCCTCGCACGGCGAGGGCCGAGAAGGTCCCCGCGGTGCCTCCACCACCAAGGCCAGTCGGTTTCGCACCGGCTGCCGCGAGTTTCTCTTCCAGTTGCGGGGCCTCGGGAAGCTCCGGCATCTCCGGTGGTTTTTCGGCTTCGGCCCGAGCGAGTTCGGCTTGCTCCGTGAGTTCGTCGAGTCGTTTGCGTGCGGCGTCGGCCTTGGCCTTCAGCTCGGCAAGTCTTTTCTTGTCTTCTTCTGACACGGAGCCCGCTTGCTCCACCGCCCGCTGTCGGTCTTCTTCCAGCGTGATGAGCGAATCCATGAGTTCCCGGTCGATCTGCTGCCGTCGCTCGGCGCCTTCGCGCTCGATCTGCGTGAGGGCCTCCTGAGCGGCCTTCTCCCGGTCCTTGGCGCGGGCGGCGTATTCGTCATCAATCGCTTGTTTCGCGGCGGCCTTTTCATGGGCATCGGAAAAGAGCTTCGTCAGGTTCACGAAGGACTTGGCCAGCCACGTATAGACGCGGTCCCAGGTGTCGCTGATAAAGGTTGTGGTTCTAATCCACAGCCGGCGGAAGGTGGCGGTAACATTCGTCCAGAGGGTCTGGAGTGCGGCGAAGCCCGTGAGGGCCATCTGCGCAATGCCATAGACAGCGCCGTACCAGATGTCCACGATCTTGGCCTTGAAGGCGATCCACCGTCCCTGAATCCAGAGCATGGCTTCATACCAGGCCGTTTTCAGTCCGGCCATGGCGATCTCCCCGGCTAGGGCCAGATTGCCACTGGCTAAGGCGTCGGAGATTCCTTTCCAAGTTTTGCCAGCGAGTTCGGCAATCCATTGGAATCCTTGCCCGAGATAGGCGAAGAGGGGCTTCCAGGCCCCGCTGACATAGACGGCCAAGGCCCCGATCCCGGCGAGACTGGCCACCAGCAGCCCCAGCGGTGACAGCAGGGCGGTCACCGCAGCCTGCATCCCGGCGAAGGCGAGTGCCACCAGCTTCCCGATGGTGGCCAGCGTCCCCAAGGCCACCCCGACGGCCTTCAAGCCGATTCCGGCGGCGAAGAGGGTGGCCCCCAGTGTCCCCACCGCAGCCACCGCACCCAGGACCACCATCACGGCGGCCCGGTTGGCGTTGATCCATTGTGCCACCTGGACCAGGACGTTGCCCAGCGCGTCCATGAGGGGTGAAATGGCTAGCTCAACCACTTTGCCGATGGCGATCTGCACACCTTCCAAGGCCGACGTGAGCCTCCGCCAGGCCCCACCCAGGCCGGAGTCCATGATCTCGGCGGCCCGTTGGGCATTGCCTGCCGCGTTGTCGATGGCGTCGTTGAGGCCTTGGAAGTTGGAGACGGCGAGTTTGGCGGCGGCGGCCATCGAACGCTGGCCAAAGACTTCATACAAGAGGGCCAGTCTCTCCGGGGCGGGGAGCGACTTCATCGCCTCCCCCAGCTCCAAAAGCATCTTGCCAAAATCTTTGCGGAATCCTCCCGTGGCATCGGTTACAGCCACGCCCAAGGCCTCGATCTTGGCCCGAATCGCCGGGTTGGCCAGAGCCACCATCATTTGCCTTAGCGAGGTTCCGGCCATTGAGCCTTTGATCTGGACGTTGGCCAGGGCCCCGATGGCCTTGGCGGTCTCTTCGATGCTCAAGCCATACTCCTGGGCCACGGGGGCCACGTATTTCATGGCCTCGCCCAGGTCCTCCAGGGTTTGGGCGGAATTGTTGGCCGCGGCGGTCAGGACGTCGGCCACCCGCTGGGACTCGGTGGCCTCCAGGTTGAAGGCCCGGAGCGTCCCGGCGGCGATGTCGCCGGCCAAAGCCAGGTCCGTCCCGGTCGCCCTTGCTAGGGCGAGAATGCCGCTGATGGCATCGTTGATTTCTTTGGGTCGGAAGCCCGAGCGGGCGAGATTAAGCATCGCCTCCCCGACCTGGGCGGCGGTGTAGCTTGTCGTTCGGCCTAGGTCTTCGGCGGTATTAGTCAGCATCCGCATCTCGGCGGCGGTGGCCCCGGAGACGGCCTGGACGGCCTTCATCTGGTCCGAAAAGCCCGCATAGACCCGGCCAGAGAGGGCCACGGGGGCGGCCATGGCCCCGGCGGCCAGCATCGCCCGTTGCCCCATCGACTGGACCTGACTCCCCCAGGCCTTGAGGGTCATCGAGGCCTTGCGGAGAGCGGCCTCCAGCGGGGCAATCACCGCCCCGATCTCGACATGGGCCTTCCCGGCACGAATACTACCCGGTGTTGCCATGATTCCCTCTCGGCAAAAAGACCTTTAAGGCCTCGATTCCAACCTGCGGGAGACGTTTTTTCATACGGCGTTTCCGCTTATCTGCGAATGGGTGAAAGTCCGCTGGCATGAGGGCCGGCGATTTCGGGCTGCGATGGGCGTTATACAGGTAACACAAGACATGGGCCGTCTGATCCCAGAAAAAGTCGCGGCGGCCCTCGGCCATCCAGACCAATTGCCGCAGCGTGAACGGTCCCGGGTCGATCCCGATGATCCCGGCCAAACGGTAAATCTCAGCCCAAATATCTATCCCGCCTTCATCTCCTGCTCGATCTGCCGGCGAATCTGTTCGCGAATCTTCTCCGGGTCCTGAGCCTCGGCCTTGAGTCGTTCCATCTCCGCTACCAGGGCCTGACTGTAGGTCTCCTCGATCTGCCGCATCGTCTCCATGACGGGGCGGAGCTTCGGGAAAAAACTGACCAGTTCCTCCACAAAGAGCGATTTGGCCTGTTCCAGGACCTCCCCGGTGAGACTGGCCAGGAATTGCTCTTGCAACAAACCGAGTTGTTTGGCCTGATCGCGAACCATCTCCCAGAGGATCGCGGCGAAGGTCAAATCATCGCCAATCACCCCGGCCAGGTCTTGCCCGGGTCGGGCCAGGTTGAGGCCCACCCCATCGCGGATGCGAGTCAGGGTGTAGATATTGAGGGTGATCTGCCACTCTCGCCCAATGGCGTCACGGAACGTTTTCATGAGTTTGATTTCTCCTTATTAAGTCCCGGTTTCAATCATCCATTCGGGCACCGAGCCGTAGGTCGGTTTGAGTGTCACGGAGACCGTGAGCACCTCTTCCAGTGGTTCGTTCCGACTGAATTTGGTCACGGCCCATTGGGCCCGCAGGCCTTGGACGGTTTGACCGGTGGAGGGCGGCAGCGTCCCATCCATGATGGCCAAATCCAGGGCCGTATTATTGAAGAACGCATCTTTGACGGCAGAAAAGCCTTCGTCGCTGGGGTCCCACACCATCTCGAACTCGACGGTCGCCTCTTTCAGAGTGGGGACGGTTTGCCGCCAGCCAGCGGCGGCCCGGGTCGTGGCGTCAGCCTCCCCCTTTTCCAAGTTGAGTGTTACGTCCTTGACGTTCGCGATCTCGGTCCAGGTGGGGCTTTGCTGGGTTCCCGTGTTTCTGTAGAGCTTGGCGTTCAGCCCGAGGACAACGGAAGCAATGGACATGGTGATCGTCTCCTTATCGGTTCAAGACATCCTTCCAGAATTGGGGCAGTTGGGGGCGGACCTTCTCCAGGGCCGGTGCCATATAGGGTCGCTGCGGATATTTCACAGTGGATTTGCGTTTAATGACCTTGCGACGGCGGCCTTTCTCCCAGCGGATTTCGCGAGTCACAGTTCTGATTCTGCCACCATGCTCGTGAACTTGGGGCACCGTCACATTGCGGCGACGCCCCGGTAACAAGGCCGGCCCAACAACCACGGTCTTACTAGCCGGGTCAAAGACGTAAAACATGAAACGTTTCAGTAAGCCTTTTCGGCTTCGCGGAGCCGAGCCTGCCGGGGCGGGTGG